GCGTAATCAGTGAGGACTTTTGCAGTCCACGCGGTGACTTCTTCTCTCTTCTTCTTGATAGCATCTCCAATGCTCTTGAAAGGCTGGACCTCCTTCTTCTTGAAGGCCCAGTTGAGTATGCCCTCATACTCAAAGCCGTTTTTCCTTTCCAAGGCCTCCAGAGCGATCCTTTTCAGATCACTGCAGTAGTCCCCGTACTGGGCCATCGACTCCTTGTACCTCTTGGCGCAGAAGTTCACGAACTCTCTGAATCCCATTTCTTTGTCAGGGACCCAGATCTGCTGTTTCGCGTCCACAAGCTTTTGAACCCCGAAAATACCGACTTCCTCAGAGCATCCGTCTTTAATCTTCGACACATCAAGGCGTCGCTGACCTTTCGACAGGTTTCTGGTTTCATCCGTACAATATTCGGGCTTCGGGTAATACTCGACCCAGATGCCAACCCGGCGAAGGAAGGCTTCTGGCTGTTCGATATTCATATTCCAGAAATCAAACTTGTTGGTCGAGCAAAACACAACTCTCGACGAGAAGTTGGTGTTCCCCTTGTTGTGGAGTTCCGCCATGTCCAATTTGCAAGGACTGGCGTTCACGAACCTGATGATTGCCAAGCCATCAGTCTTCTGACCTGGTGCTGCGATCAATTGACCCATGTCATCCATCACGCAAGCCCACTGCCCCTTGTAGCCATTGGCATACTTCTCTTCGGGACAGTAGTTCCAGATCTCAGCGTCCGAGTTCGAGATGAACTTCCTCGCCCTCTCCTCAGGCATCACCATAGCGCCCAATGACATCAAGACAGCCTTCGTAATGTAAGATTTACCCACACCCGAGGCGCCCTTCAGGCAAATGCACAATGGTACAGGACGGGAGGCCGAGGTCATGCCTTCGTTGTTGTAGATGATCTGCAGTTTGGCCATTTCTGTCGTGCACATTCTGTGCAACGCCATATTGCCGCGCGACATGTCCTTGTTATTCACAAGGATATCCCTACCTCTTTTGCAGAGGTTATGGATCCTGTCAGCAGAGTCACCTGTCAACTCAAGCTTTCCCTTTCCCCGCTCGTCAACAACACACAAAACATCATGAGACCACTCATCCAAGTCCTTGCACTCGATAAAGATATCAGCGAAGCTCGACCCAAAGATCTTGTCGATCAGGGTCGCGAAAAACTTCACTGCACACTCAATCACGTACCGGATGCCGTCAATGGTTCTTGGCGCCTCAGCAATCCCCTTTGCAAGGGATTTCTTTTGGCTCATACCGAAGACGTCAGCAATTGCTGCACCGATACCAGTCACAATGTCGGTTGCAAGCATGCTGATCCTGAGCCCCGGGAAGTCGAAAGGACCTCCCTCATACTCAGCATCACCCGTGTGCCAGGACTCAAACAGGGACTCCGCGTCCTTGTATGTGCTCCCAGAAGAAAGAGATGTGGACGATGCACCTGGGTCGCCCGTAGGCGCAGGTGCTGCAGTTGCGTCGGGGAGTACGACCTCATTCCGTGCAACATACTCGTCCCTCCTTTGCAGGAGGTCTTTCATCTCAATGTCCGTAAACGGACGTACCTCACTCAGCTTCGTCTCACAGCCAAGTGCGTACCACATATTGTCCTGTGCGAAATCAAAGATTTCTT